GTATCTATTAAAAATTCGAATCCATTATTACCCGCATTATTTCTTAAAGTAGTTCTATGTATTAAGTTTTGTGTGGCATTTGCAGAAGATATAAGTTGTGCATTTGCAACATATATATTTTGTGATGCACTCGTTAATCCTGTTGGTTGTGCTGGTGTTGGCGCTCCACTTGGCAATGTTGCTACAAGTTTTGTTGTCGCTACGCTATTAGTTGCATAAACTAATGAAATGTTTATTGTAACACATTTTCCAATTTGCGTAATTCTATAAGTATGATTCGTTGCTCCAGAAGGTGCAGTTGTTCCCGTCCAAGTTATTGTTCCATTATAAACTCCCGAAGTATCTCTAAATGCTTGAGCCGTTACATTTGCCGTTGCACTTGTATTATTTGCAAGTATTGTATAAGATGAAATTGATTTAGGTTGTAGTGTTGATGTATCTGCAATGTTTAATTTAAGATTTATTCTATTGCTTAATGTTGCCGTGTCTATTTTACGTAGATATGGATTTAACATTGTTGCCGTATCACTTATGTTTAATTTTAAATTTATCCTATTACTTAAAGTTGCAGTATCTGTTTTCCTTAAATATTTTGAAAGCATTGTAGAAGTATCGCTAATATTTAATTTAAGATTTATTCTATTGCTTAAACTTAAAGTGTCTATTTTACGCAAATAAGGGCTCAACATATTTGCAGTATCTAATGGACTTATGCCCGTACCTGCCATTATTCCACTTTGTTGTGTTACTGTTAAAATTGCAGATGGTGTTGATGGGTGCGGTGATGTTGCTACATCGGATATTATTTTAACATTTAAATTATCAGTTGCCCACATTAACTCCAAAGAATCATTACTACTAACCGCTACAACATAATTCCAAGCTGCTACAATAGGCGAAGCGTTTGCACTTCCTGTTAATACAATTTTTCCATTTGTTCCCGCTAAATTAACATTGTTTTTTCTTATCCAAATGTCTGCAATCATATTGCCACTACCACCTGTTTTTTCTAATTGCAAAGAAAATTGTATGTTGTAAATTCCAGCATTTGCTATTTTTATTTTTGAATTGTTTGCAACTGTAACACCATTTGTTAAATCAGTAACGCCCAATTTTACACCATAAGCAGTATTTGTAACAAGTGCGGTTTGTGTTGTTGTATCTTGAAACGCTCCATAATATCCAACAGGTGCGGGATTAGTTCCCACACTATCTTTAATAGCAAACCTATTAGCACCAACAAAATAAATGATTGAATCGTTGCCAAGTGTTCGTGTAATCCTATTTACAAATTTATTAGTAGTATCTATTTTGCGTAAGTAAGGGTTAAGCATTGTAGCCGTATCGCTAATATTTAATTTTAAATTTATCCTATTGCTCAAACTTGTTGTATCAATTGAGCCACCGCCACCGCCCGAAACTTCCGACCACGTTAAAGTTTTAGGATTATAAACATAAAATTTAGCGTTGCAACTATCGTAAGCAATCGCTCCGCTCTTATTAGTTTTTACAACGCTTTTTAAAGTAGGCACACCGCAAACAGTTGGAATCTGCAAAGTAGAATCGAAAACCATTCTATTTGCACGATAACCATATTGTGGCATTTCCTGATAAACTTGAGCGCTAACTTTTGCGCTTACAAACACTAATAAAAATAAAATTAATTTTCTCATATTGGGAAATCGCAGTTGTTAAATTCGCTAACCGTTGTTAAATTAAATGTTACCGTTACGCCACTCAAATAATCTTCAAACTTTTCACTAATCGCCGTCCAACTTATTGACGTATCAATACTAATAGTTTTATCTTGTCTCAAAGCCATTACAATATCATTCGCCACGCTGTGCATATTGCCTACAACTTCCGTTTCAAATTCGCCCTCAACTCCAGATTTATCAATAAACCAAAATTGAATTTGATAAATCAATTCGCGCCCTACATTAAAATTGCCTGTATCCATTACATAAGACGCAACAGGTAACAAAGGCTGACTAACCCACCCTAACCACTCCAACGGGCTTGCAAACCTCGTTTCTTTTATCATTGGATGGCTTTGCAATAGCGCCTGAATTTTTGTTACTATTTGATTGTATGTCATTTTTCTTTTTTACTTTGTCTATAAACTCCTGTTTATAACCTTTGCTCATATTATCTATATAAAAATGTAAATAATTCGCCAGCCATTGCAATATCGCCCGTAGGTAAAACAATAACGTTTCCATTGATTTGAATATAACCGCTGTTACTTGTTGGAGCGGTTGTTATTATTTTGCTTAATCCTGATCGTGTGGCTACTAAAACTGTTCTACCGTACAAATCATTAACGTTAAATGTTGATTCGTTTCCAACGGCTGTATAGTACGCAATTTGTGGTATAGAGTAACTACTTGAACCATTTACCCAACGCGGTGTATTTGGTACGTAATCGCGCCCTAAATAGATTGGCGAAGTATAAGCCTGAGCCTCTGGGAATATAACATCCAATCCGCTACCGTGATTTAAATACTCATAATACAAAGTATAATTTTCCTGTAAATATTTAATCATTCGCGTTAAATAAAACTCCGCCATTGATTTATATTTTTGCTCAATTAACTCCATATCGCCACGCGAAGGCGTATTGCTTTCTTCTGCGGTCTTTTGCAAAAATCCTTTACTGAATAATTGAAAGCCCATTGTCATAGGTAGCAATGACATTGTAAACCAAACAAGCGCATCGGTTAAATAATAATCAAGCAAAGTTTTTTCATCGTTTGTTAAATTATCAGCAACAACCCCGTCTTGTAAACGTTGATATAATTTACTTCCGAGCGCTGGCTGAATATACATATCGCCCGCAACTTTAACCATTGGAAAAATTTGTTTGCCGTCGATGTTATTGCTCGCGCCTGTGCGGTCCTTAAAAAGTTGCTCCGTTATAAATAAAATGTTTTTGCTCATTATTTTGCTACCATTAATTTTGATGACCAAATATGACGGCACGATTCACGATGTTCGCCGTTGCTCATTGTGTACCAACCACCGCGACGCTCCCAAACTGAATAACCCAAACGAACGCTTAAAGTTTCAATATCCGACCTACTCCACGATTTACCAGCGTTTGACATTTCGCGCATTTTTACACAAAATCTTCTACTACTTATCAAATCACTATCATCAAATCCTGAGCGCCAATCGTATTTATAACGGATAAATAATTTAGTTGTTTTCGGCTCGCCCCCTAATTCGCTGACTGTCTTTAAAACTTTATATTTCGGCGTTGAATTAACCTTTGATTCTGCAACTTCAATTATTTTTTTTTTGATGAAATCGTTTAAAATTTCATTAACTAAAGATTTATCAATCTTTAAATTCTGGCTTATTACTTCGGGTGTTATGTTCTTATCCTTTGTAATTAAATCTAAAACGCTGGCCTGTGTTTGCGTTAAATCTTCTTCAAAATTAATTCTATCAAATCCAACTTCGTTAAAATCGTAAGTACCGCAACTTTCAAAATATTCAATCATTCTATCATCTTCGCTCATTGAAAATTTTTGTACTTCGTCGTCGGTCAAAGGGTTATCATCTAAACCCAAAAAAGTATTTACATCATTATCGGTAAAACCAAAACCATTTTTAAGCATTAACCCCGCCTGTTCTTTTGATAATTTGCCGTTGCCAAATTGCCTAACAATCCGCATTACGTTTTGATATTGGCGACCGCTTAAATTCTTTATTGAATCATTTGAAACAGGCAACTCAATCGCTTGTTGAACAGATTTCTCAACAACTGCCGTTGCTCCGTCCGATGTAACCTGACCAGCTTGTAAAGGATCGCGCCCCATCAATTCACGAATTTCATTTTGCGTTAAATTCGCAACCATAATTTGTTCCGTAAACTCAAACTTTAACGGCTCTAATGGTATAATATTAAACTCCCCAACCTCGCCTTTTAAATTTCTAAAATCAGTAAAAACTTGGTTAAATTCGTCTTGACGTTCTGCAACGTAAGTATTATTAAATATTTCGTAAGCGTCCCTTATTTCCGTTCTGCTTCCTAATTGCCCTTCGGTTTTAATACCAAATAAAGACGGCGAAGTAATTTGATGAGATGCAAATATTTCCTGTTGAATTAAACTATTAATGTTTGTAAAGTCCTCTTTTGTTAGCATCGTAGTACCCAAACTTTGAATATCTGCGCTATTCTCTTTTGACTTATTAAACATTATTACAACACGCTTTCCGCTATCGCCTGTAAATTTCTTTAATAAACCCTTTTCAACTTCGCCTTTATGTTCCTCATTAATTGGATCGCCATTGTTAAGATTTATTAAAGTGCTACCTACAAAACCCTGTTTTGCATTTCCTAAAATATGGCGACTAACTTCAATATCCGATTCAATATAATTCAATCCCTGAAAATAAGAAGGCAACGGGTAAATTTCGCTTGTTGGATTGTATTCTCTTTTGTAATAAATTTGACTACCTGTTGGATTCTGTGTGCTAAATTGTGGATATTCGCGTGGCTTTTCCTTCCAATCCTTCCAATCATTTTTTACATAAAAACAACTCAAATCTTTACTAACTCTAACCTTTGAAAAATCGATATGATAAACCTCGCTAATTTGCCCGATACGATTCCAAATTACTTGCAAATAATAACCCCTAAAAAGTTCATCATCCTTAACACATTTTTTTAAAATATCGTTCCACGATTCGCCACGACTATTTGCTTTGCCCTTATTCTCAAACCCACTACCAAAAATATATGTCGATTTGCTTTTTACTATCGCGCCGTGCTTTGGCGATTCATTATACAATGAAAGTAAATATTCTGGATAGTTATTTAATTCGCCAAACTCAACATAACCTTTACTTTTCTTTTCAGTAAATACAGGTTGCAAAGCGCGATCAAATTGTAAAACGATATGTTTGTATTGATTATCCATTGTATGTTACAAATGTGTTTGATTGGTCGTTATATTCTGTTGGTGCAAATGTTGTTGAAGGGTGCAAATAAGCATACCCATTCTCAACGTTATTTAAACCGCTTATATTCGTGTTTGTGCTACTTGCTTGCTCATATACATTATAAGTCCAAAAGCCTTCTTCAGCGCCATTAAAACGGCTATTAGTAACTAAAGAAAATTTATTGTATCGCAAAGTAGTTGAAGTATTTGTTGCAACAAATTTAACGACATCTTGTGTAATTCTATTCGTAAATACAAATAAAAAATAAGGATTAGTTAAAACGCAATTTTGCGAAGCATTAAAAAAAACCGTCTGCGTTTGTCCTTTTGTTAAATGTATCATTTTTGTCAGGTTAAACCTTGCATTAAAGATATAAAAAAACCCACCGAAACGCTCGGTAACGGTGGGCTTAGTTTTTCATAAGTTATAAATTAAGTACCCGGAGTTTCTAATGCAGCCGCAACGCCTGAAGCAACTACCAAAAAGTCGTCCGCTTCCTGTGATGAAAACGATAATTGATAACCATTTCTATCGCCCAAAGCCGTACCGCTACCACCTTCCGCAGTATCTAAAAACAAACCAAATCCAGCGCCATACATTCTATAAGTGCCGTCCATATCTTTGGTAACAATCGTTACTCTATTTTTGGCTAAAGTATTGATAATGTTTCTCGTTGTTGCACTACGTGAGTTTAAAGGGAAAGATACCATATGTGTATAAAATATCGTTCCATTTTCAGACGATGCAGTAATGTTATTCGAAGCCATAGCCGTAGCCCTTGGCACTTCAAATTTATAAAACTTTTTCCCTGTATCTTTTGTCATCGCTGTAACCGTTCCAGACGCTTGGGTAATTCTTGTAACTCCAGACGCATCGTAAAGCGCTGAATTTTCAATTAAATAAATTGCATCGATTCCACCGATACTATCTCGGCAATCAATCGCATATCCGGCTGTAATGTCGCAAGGCATAATTTTTATGTTTTAAAAAAAATGGTGGCGTTTATTGCACCACCATTTTTGTAAATAATATTGTTATTAGATAGCTGCTTTAAACTTTACACATTCGTTTGTGAATGCAACATTTACACCAACTTTGAACGATACTTTTGTTCTTACTTCGTCGTTATCTTCGCTATACCAAACGCGGTAGTTGCCTTCTTCATTTTCTAAATCAACTGCTAAAGCAATGTTTGAAACTGAAATTGCGTAAGCGTCGCCCGTTGTATTCAAACCATTTACAGGCACAACCTCGATATTAGTACCCGGCAAAATAAACGATTGTGCGTTTACGTCCTGTGGATTGTAGCTAAACAAATTTAATGCTCTGTAAGCCATAATCAATAAACGATACCAATCGTAACCAACAAATATTTTAACGTCGCCTTTAGCCATAACCTCTGCTGGAATTGCTTTGTAAATTCCTTCGGTCGCCGCTACAACATTTGATTGACTAATTGTGCTGATTGTTGCAACTCCAGTGTAACCTGAAACGTTCGCATCAACCGGGCTACCAGCGTCGATTTGCTTAATTAAACCGTCAAACTTATTTAAGTTTGCACCGCCTGAGCCTGTAATATCTCCTTGCCAAATTGATGTCTCAATTTGAGCCGCTATACGTGCATTTTTCTTTGCTAAGTACGCCTCTAAAAATTGAGCGTTACCAAAATCTGTGTAAGTGCTACCCGCTTTCAAAGCCTCTTGAGTAAAGTAAGCCTCGAAATTTTTAGGGCAAATTGTTTCACTAACTTGAATTTTACCAACTGTTACTGTTCTTTGAGTAAATGATGTTGTTCCGCTTGGACTATATCCGCAACCATCTGCTTGAAATACTGCGTCTGTGTCCATTAAAGGAATTGCAACCGCTGATTTTGCCTTTGGTATAACTATACCGCCGTCCATAATCATTTGTTGCGTTTTTGCGCCGATAACCGCGCTCGTTAATAGTGGCTCAACAAGTTGTTTTGTATATGCTGATAATGTGCCTAATGATAATGCCATTTTA